ATGACCGACGACAATACGCGATATGTGCCAGACCCGGACGATCCGTCCGACCCGGTTGCGATCCACAAGATCGCGTCGGACCAGTTCGCGCGGGCGCTGAAAACGATGAACGACCTGACCGAAGCGTTGAAGACGGGCGAGGTGACGGCGGCCAACGACACGGTGGACTGGTCGAAGTTGCTGACCAAGGCGGCGGTTGCGTTGCGCGATGAAAGCGCCCGTCTCGATGCCCTGTTCAAGGATACCGCCGATGACCTTTCCGAAATCGACCTCGACAAGGTCCGAACCGACCTTCAACGCCAACTGGCTCGCATCGCTGACTCCCTCGAAACAGATTGAGTTTCTGGAGACGTTGAACGACGCGGCGCTGATCGCGTTGCCTTACGTGTTCGAGTTCTGGGCGCTGGATCATCAGCTGCCGCCCGAAGGGGATTGGCGCACTTGGGTCATCCTGGGCGGGCGCGGTGCGGGCAAGACGCGCGCCGGGGCCGAATGGGTGCGCGCGCAGGTCGAGGGGCCTGCGCCCCTGTCGCCGGGACGGGCCGGACGCGTGGCCCTGATCGGCGAGACCTTCGATCAGGTGCGCGACGTGATGGTGTTCGGCGACAGCGGGATCGTGGCCTGCGCGCCGCCCGACCGCCGCCCGGCGTGGGAAGCGACGAAACGGCGGCTCGTGTGGCCGAACGGCGCGACCGCGACGTCCTTTTCCGCCTCGGAACCCGAGGGGCTGCGAGGGCCGCAGTTCGATGCCGCTTGGGCCGACGAATTGGCGAAGTGGAAAAAGGTCGATGACGCCTGGGACATGCTGCAATTCGCGCTCAGGCTGGGGGACCATCCCCGGCAGGTCGTTACGACCACGCCGCGCGACGTGCCGATTCTGCGGCGCCTGCTCACCCTGTCCTCGACGGTGACGACCCATGCGCCGACGACGGCGAACAGGGCCAATCTGGCGAAAAGCTTTCTGGAAGAGATCGAGGCCCGCTATGGCGGCACCCGGCTGGGGCGGCAGGAACTGGAGGGCGTTCTGCTCGACGACCGCGAGGGGGCGTTCTGGTCGACCGCGATGCTGGAGGATTGCCGGATCGACGGGCCGCCGCCGCTGTCGCGGATCGTGGTGGCGGTGGACCCGCCTGTCACGGGTCACGCGGGATCGGACGAATGCGGAATCGTGGTGGCCGGTGCTGTGACCGAGGGCGCACCGGGCGCGTGGCGCGCGGTGGTGCTGGAAGACGCGAGCGTGAAGGCCGCGAAGCCCATCGACTGGGCGCGCGCCGCGCTGGACGCGATGGAGCGATATGGCGCGGACCGGCTGGTGGCCGAGGTCAATCAGGGCGGCGATCTGGTCGAGACGGTGATCCGCCAGATCGACCCGCTGGTGCCCTATCGCGGTGTGCGGGCGGCAAAGGGTAAGTCGGCGCGGGCCGAACCCGTGGCCGCGCTATATGAGCAGGGGCGCGTGTCGCATCTGCGGGGACTGGGCGATCTCGAGGACCAGATGTGCCTGATGACCGTGCAGGGCTTCGAGGGCAAAGGCAGCCCGGACCGGGTAGATGCGCTGGTCTGGGCGCTGACCGATCTTGTCGTCGAACCGGGCGCGAAATGGCGGCGGCCGCAGGTGCGTACGCTGCTTTAAACCCTTCTTTAACCCTTTCTGCGAGGGTGTCCAAAGTCGGAATTCGCCGACGCCGCGCCGGGTAAGGTGCTGATCTTAAAAGGGAACGATCCGCCGTGACGGGGCAAGCGCCCCACGCGGACGGGACAGATGTGCGGGCAAGACCCGCGAACGGAACGAGGAGCACGCGCCGATGGCGGTATTCGATTTCCTGAAGAAGGGCCCGGTTGCGCCCGCCGAGACCAAGGCTTCGGCCACCGGTCCGGTGATCGCCTATCGCGGCTCGGGCCGCGTCGTCTGGGGCCCGCGCGACACCGTGAACCTGACGAAGAACGGCTTCACCGGGAACCCGGTCGGCTTTCGCGCGGTCAAGCTGATCGCGGAAGCCGCCGCTGCCCTGCCGCTCGTGCTTCAGGACACGTTCCAACGCTACGAGACGCACCCGGTGCTCGATCTGGTGACCCGGCCGAACCCGGCGCAGGGCCGCGCCGAGCTGCTGGAGGCGCTGTTCGGCCAGGTGCTGTTGTCCGGCAACGGCTATGTCGAGGCGGTGGGCGGCGATGTCGGCGTGCCGATGGAATTGCATGTGCTGCGCTCGGACCGCATGAGCCTCGTCCCCGGCGCGGATGGCTGGCCGGTGGCCTATGACTACACCGTGGGCGCGCGCAAACACCGGTTCAACATCGGCGAGGGCCTGTCGCCCATCTGCCATGTGCGCACGTTCCACCCGCAGGACGACCACTACGGCCTGTCCCCGATGCAGGCGGCGGCGAGTGCGCTGGACGTCCACAACTCGGCCACCGCTTGGTCCAAGGCGCTGCTCGACAACGCCGCGCGGCCTTCGGGCGCAATCGTGTATTCGGGCAGCGACGGTCAGGGGACGCTGACGCCGGATCAATACGACCGGCTGCTGAACGAAATGGAGGCGCATCACATCGGCGCGCGCAATGCCGGGCGTCCGATGCTGCTGGAAGGCGGGCTCGACTGGAAGCCGATGGGGTTCAGCCCGTCGGACATGGAATTCCAGAAGACCAAGGAGGCCGCCGCGCGTGAGATCGCGACCGCTTTCGGCGTGCCGCCCATGCTGCTCGGCATCCCCGGCGATGCGACCTATGCGAATTATCAGGAAGCGAACCGGGCGTTCTACCGCCTGACGGTGCTGCCGCTCGCCTCCAAGGTCGCTGCGACCCTGTCGCATTGGCTGTCGGGCTTCGCGGGCGAAACCGTGACGCTGAAACCCGACCTCGACCAGGTGCCCGCGCTTGCCGCCGAGCGCGACCAGCAATGGGCGCGGGTGACGCAGGCCGATTTCCTGACGAACGACGAGAAACGCAGCCTTCTGGGTCTGCCGCCGCTCACACCCCCCACCGAGGAGACCGACGATGAGTGATTATCACATGCCGTTCTGGCTGGAGCACAAGTTCGTCGCCCTTGGCGAGACGCAGGAGGTCACCGACGGCATCGCAATCGAAGGCTACGCGAGTTTCTTCGGCGAGGCCGACCGGGGCGGCGATATCGTGCAGAAAGGCGCCTATGCCGCCTGTCTGACGGCGCTCGCCCGTGACGGCGGGCACGTGAAGATGCTCTGGCAGCACGACCCGGCCCAGCCCATCGGGGTCTGGGACGAGGTGCGCGAGGATGCGCGGGGTCTTTATGTCAAGGGCCGCATCCTGACCGACATCGCCAAAGGGCGCGAAGCGGCGAGACTGATCGAGGCCGGGGCCATCGACGGTCTGTCCATCGGCTATCGCACCGTGAAGGCGGCGAAGAACGACCGGGGCCAACGGCTCCTCACCGAACTGGAGCTGTGGGAGGTGTCTCTCGTGACCTTTCCCATGCTGCCCAGTGCGCGGGTCGGGGCCAAGGGCGATGCGCCCGAGGACGCCGGCTTTCGCCAACTGGCGCACATCATCGACGATGCGCGCCTGATGCTGACCCGGCACGGCTCGGGCGGCGATCACACCCTCTCTCGCAACAGGACCGAATGATGACGAAAGAGACCAAGGCGCACGCGCCGTCGGACATGCCGCAGACGGCGGGCCCGGCTGGGGAGGTGAAGACCGCCCTGACGCGTTTCGTGAGCGAAATCAGGTCGTTCAACGACGACATTGAGACCAGACTTCAACAACAGGAAGAGCGACTGACCATGCTGGATCGTAAATCCCTTTCCCCCGCGCGCCCGGTTCTGTCCCGGACCGCCGACACCGAGGCCCCGCACCAGAAAGCCTTCGAAGCCTACGTGCGTTCGGGTGACGACGATGCCCTGCGCGGTATCGTGATCGAAGAGAAAAGCCTGTCGACCGCCGTTGCGGGTGACGGTGGCTATCTGGTCGACCCCAAGACGGCGGACGTGATCCAGAGCGTGCTGCGCTCGAACGCCTCGCTGCGCGCCGTGGCCAACGTGGTGAACGTCGAGTCCACGTCCTATGACGTGCTGATCGACCACGGCGACCTCGGCTCCGGCTGGGCGACCGAGACCGATCCGTCGTCCGAGACCGCGACGCCGAGCATCGAACGCATCACCATCCCGTTGCACGAGCTTTCGGCGCTGCCCAAGGCGTCGCAGCGGCTGCTGGACGACAGCGCCTTCGACATCGAAACCTGGCTGGCCAGCCGGATCGCGGACAAGTTCGCGCGTGCCGAAGCGGCGGCATTCGTTTCGGGCGACGGGGTGGACAAGCCCACCGGCTTTCTCACCCACCCGACGGTGGACGAGGATGTCTGGACCTGGGGCAACATCGGCTATGTCGTGTCCGGCGCGGACGGCACGTTCAACGGGATCGACCCGGCGGATTGCCTGTTCGATCTGATCTACGCGCTGGATGCCGAATACCGCGCGGGCGCGTCCTTCGTGATGAACTCCAAGACCGCGGGCGCGGTGCGCAAACTCAAGGATGCCGATGGCCGGTTCCTGTGGTCCGACGGTCTGGCCGCCGAGGCGCCTGCGCGTCTCGCGGGTTATCCGGTGCTGATCGTCGAGGACATGCCGGATATCGCCTCGGGCTCCATGTCCATCGCCTTCGGGGATTTCCACGCGGGCTATACCGTGGCCGAACGCCCCGACACCCGCATCCTGCGCGACCCGTTCTCGGCCAAGCCGCACGTGCTGTTTTACGCGACCAAGCGTGTCGGCGGCGACGTGAGCGATTTCGCCGCGATCAAGCTGCTCAAATTCGCGACCTCGTAAGTCAGCGGACCGTCGCATCCGTCCGGACCGGGCGGGTGCGGCGACGGGCGCGCGCCCGAACCTCCTTGCCGTCCTGCTGCTCCCCCTCCGTCCGGGCGGCTTGGAAGGCGCGCGCCCTACCATCGATGCGAGGGGCCCGAATTTCGGAGTAAATCCATGATGCTAGTCGAGCAGACCACGATCGAGAGCAGCGCCCTGCCGGTCTGGGCGTTCAAGGAGCACCTTCGGCTCGGCACAGGGTTCGCCGACGACGACGTGCAGGAAAGCGTGCTCGGGTCCTACCTGCGGGCGGCCATTGCGGCGATCGAGGCGCGCACGACCAAGGCGACGCTGACGCGGGCCTTCGCGTTCACGACGACCGCGTGGCGCGACCTTGCCTCCCAGACGCTGCCCATCGCGCCGGTCTCGGCGATCAATGCGCTGACCATCGTCGACCGTTACGGCGACGAAGAGGTGGTCGATCCGGCGCGCTATACGCTCGTGCCCGACACGCATCGGCCCCGGCTGGTGTCCACAGGGTTCCTGCTGCCGCCGATCCCGGTGAACGGCAAGGCGTTGATTTCGTTCGACGCCGGGTTCGGCCCGACCTGGGGCGACCTGCCGGGCGATCTGTGCCACGCGATCATCCTGTTGGCGGCCCAGTATTACGAGGATCGCGCAGATCCCGCCGCCGATCGTCTGCCGAGCGACGTGACCGCGCTGACCGAACGCTACCGCGACCTGCGTATCTTCGGCGGGGGGCGGGCATGAAGGCACCGGTACTCAATCGCAGGCTCACGCTGGAAGAGCCGGTCGACGTGGCCGACGGGGCCGGGGGCTTCACCCGCACCTGGGTCGAGCTCGGCGCGCTCTGGGCGAATATCAAGGCAGGCACCGGGCGCGAACGCGCGGTCGAGAGCATGACCGCCTCCACGATCTCGTGGAAAATCACGGTGCGCGCCGCCCCGCATGGGTCGCCCTCGCGCCCCAAGCCGGAGCAGCGGTTTCGGGCCGGAGCGCGGCTTTTCCGTATCGTCGCGGTGGCCGAGGCGGATCATTCCGCACGGTACCTGACCTGTTTCGCGCAAGAGGAGGTGTCGGTATGAGCTATGGCACGGCGCTGGCGCTGCAACAGGCTATTTATCAAAGACTTACGGCGGACAGTTCACTCGCGTCCCTCGTGGGAACCGCGATCTATGATGCGGTGCCGCCGGGACTGACCGGGGTGACCTACGTAGCACTCGGACCCGAAGATGTGCGCGATGCGGCGGATGGGTCTGACCACGGCGCGCTGCACGAGGTGACGATCTCGGTCGTCTCGGATGCCGCCGGGTTCACCACGGCGAAACAGGTTGCGGCGGCGGTGTCCGACGCGCTTGTCGATGCCTCGCTGATCCTGTCGCGGGGCAAACTCGTCTCGCTCAATTTTCACCGTGCCCGGGCGCGCCGGGTGCAGGACGCCGACATGCGGCGCATCGATCTGCGCTTTCGGGCGCGGGTCGAAGATAGCTGACCTCACACCAACGGAGACCTGTCATGACCGCACAGAACGGCAAAGACCTACTCATCAAGATCGACATGGACGACACCGGCAACTTCTCGACCCTCGCGGGCCTGCGGGCCACGCGGATCAGCCTGAACGCCGAAAGCGTCGATGTCACCTCGCTCGAAAGCCAGGGCGGCTGGCGTGAGCTGCTTTGCGGCGCGGGGGTGAAATCCGCGTCGATCGCCGGATCGGGCATCTTCAAAGACGATGCGACTGATGCCCGCGCGCGCCAGATCTTCTTCGACGGCGAAGTGCCGGACTTTCAGGTGATCGTCCCGGACTTCGGCATCCTTCAGGGCGCTTTCATGATCACAGGCATCGAATATGCCGGGAGCCACAACGGCGAGGCGACGTTCGAGATGTCGATGGCCTCGGCGGGCGAACTCAGCTTCACGGCGCTCTGACATGGCGAATCCGTGGACGGGTGAGGTGGCGCTGACCATCGACGGAGAGCGGCGGGCGCTCAAACTGACGCTCGGGGCGCTTGCGGAACTCGAAGACCGGCTGGGGGCCGACAGCCTTCTGGCCCTTGTCGAGCGGTTCGAGGGCGGGCGGTTTTCGGCGCGTGACGTGATCGCGGTGCTGGTCGCTGGCCTGCGCGGTGGCGGACACGGGGCGATGGACCTTGCCGCCGCCGAGATCGCGGGTGGCCCGATGGAGGCCGCCCGCGTGGCTGGGCAACTTATCGTGCGCGCCTTCAGCCTGCCGGAGGTGGAATGAGCGGCTTCGACTGGTCCGGGCTGATGCGGCTGGGGATGCGCGGGCTGGGCCTGCGCCCCCATGAATTCTGGGCGCTCACGCCCGCCGAACTCACGCTGATGCTGGGCCGGGACGGGGCGGCGGGGCCGCTTGACCGGGCGCGGCTGGAAGATCTGGCGCGGGCCTTTCCCGACACGCCCGCAGATACAGGAGAGATGACCGATGGCGGACATTGAAAGCCTTGATGCATTCGACGATCAGGTGGCGGCGCTGGAAGGCTCGCTTCAGGGGGCGACCGCGCTGACCGCGCATTTCTCGGCCGAGATCGAACGGGTGGGCGCGACGTTCGACAAGCTCAATACCGATGTGTCGGGGCTGTCGTCCGGCATGACACGGGGGTTGCGCAAGTCGCTGGACGGGCTGGTCTATGGGTCGATGAACGCCGAGCAGGCGCTGCAATCGCTGGGCCGGTCGATGCTGGACACGGTCTATGACGCCGCCGTGTCCCCGCTCGTCAGCCATTTCGGCGGCATTCTGGGACAGGGGCTGGGCACGGTGATGAACGCCTTTCTGCCCTATGCCAACGGCGGCGCATTTGCCCAAGGCCGTGTCATGCCCTTCGCGAACGGCGGAATCGTGAACGGCCCGGTGTCTTTTCCCATGCGCGGGGCCACGGGCCTGATGGGTGAGGCGGGGCCGGAGGCGATCATGCCGCTGACCCGTGGCCGCGACGGCAAGCTGGGCGTGCGCGCCGAGGGCGGGCGTTCGGTCAACGTCACCATGAACATCACGACGCCGGATGCGGAAAGTTTCCGCCGCTCACAGGGGCAGGTCGCCGCGCAGGTGAACCGGATGCTCGGGCGCGGTCGCCGGTATAGCTGAGGAGGGCGCCATGAGTTTCCATGAGGTCAGATTTCCCCCGAACCTGAGCTTCGGCTCGGTAGGCGGGCCGGAGCGGCGCACCGAGGTCGTCACGCTCGCCAACGGGTTCGAAGAGCGGAACACGCCATGGGCGCATAGCCGCCGCCGCTATGACGCGGGGATGGGGATGCGCTCGCTCGACGATATCGAGGTGCTGATCGCGTTCTTCGAGGCGCGGCGCGGGCAGCTGTTCGGGTTCCGCTGGAAAGACTGGTCCGACTACAAGTCCAGCCTGCCGTCGAAAGACCCGGAGTATCGCGACCAGCGACTCGGGACGGGGGACGGCGAGACGACGGTGTTTCAGGTCGTGAAGATCTATGAGAGCGGCACCAACACCTATGCCCGACCGATCCGCAAGCCGGTGGCGGGCAGCGTCAAGGTGGGTCTGGGCGGCGACCCCAAGATCGAGACCATCGACTACACCGTCGATCTGGCCACGGGAGTGGTGACGTTCATGAACCCGCCCCCCATCGGAGCCGAGATCACGGCGGGGTTCGAGTTCGACGTGCCGGTGCGGTTCGACACCGACCGCATCCAGACCTCGGTCGCCTCATTTCAGGCGGGCGACGTGCCGAACGTGCCAGTGGTGGAGGTGCGGGTCTGATGGCATTGACCGAGGACTTTCTGGACCACCTGCAATCCGGGCTGACGACGCTTGCGCGCTGCTGGCTGCTCAGGCGCAAGGATGGCTGGGTGCGTGGATTCACCGATCACGACACCGATGTCGCGTTCGGCGGCGTTGTTTACCGGGCCGATACCGGGCTGACGGCGCACGCGATCATGCAGACCACCGGGCTTGCCATCGACAACACCGAGGCGCTGGGCGCGCTGTCGGATGCCTCGGTCACCGAGGCCGACATTCGCGCGGGCCGGTTCGACGGGGCCAGCGTCGAGGCGTGGCTGGTGAACTGGGCCAACCCGGAGGAGCGGCTTTTGCAGTTTCGCGGCACGCTGGGCGAAATCACGCGCTCCGGCGGTGCGTTCCGGGCCGAATTGCTGGGGCTGACCGAAACGCTGAACCGTCCGCAGGGTCGGGTCTATCAATCGGCCTGCTCGGCGGTTCTGGGCGACGGGCGCTGTGGCTTCGACACGGAACAGCCGGGGTTTTCCGCGGAGCTGGCGGTGGTCGCCATCGAAGACGATGTGCGTTTCACCCTCGACGGGGCGGTCGAACAGCCTGAGCGGTGGTTCGAGAAGGGGCGCTTTGCCGTGCTGGACGGTGGCGCAAAGGGTCTTGTCGGTGTCATCAAGAACGATGGGATCGGGGCCGGGGGCCGGGTGGTCGAACTGTGGCAGGCCCTGCGTGCGCCGATGCGCGTGGGCGACCGCGTTCGGATCGAGGCGGGCTGTGACAAGCGCCATCAGACCTGCCGCGAGCGGTTCGACAACATCGTCAACTTTCGCGGGTTTCCCCATATCCCCGGCGAGGATCGGCTGCTGTCGGTGCCCGTGCAGGGCACCACGGTGGACGAAACCGGGGGCGGCAAGTGA